AGCAGCAGCAGCAGCAGCAGGAAAGCAAGTTAGAGCTGGTGCCGATGGAGTGCGAATTCCCCTCGTTCCCCGGCGCGCCTGCAGAAGCAGATGTGCACCCCGATGAAGTCGAGAACTGGAAGGCTGAAGGCTGGAAAGTGAAGGAGTAGGCATGCTCATTACTGACCCGGCGTCCCCGGATTTTAACAGCTACGCCAGCGTTGCCGATTTGCAGGTGTTCGCCGCCGCACGCGGGTATGCAATCCCTGACGATGCGGCAGAGCGCGAAAACCTGCTGGTGCAGGCCATGGATTACCTTGCGGGCATCAACTGGCGCGGCTGTCGGACGGACTTTTCCCAGCCGCAGGCATGGCCCCGCAGTGGTATTAAGGCCGACGGTGTGGAATTGCCTGATTCTGCCATTCCCCGCCAGCTGGTGCAGGCGCAATGCCGCCTTGCCATTGAGGCGCAGGAAATTGAGCTGATGCCGTCGTTTGATGCTGGTGGCGAAGTGGTGCAGGAGTCGGTTTCCGGCGCCGTGAGCGTGAGTTATGCGCCAGGCACCAGCCGTAGCGCCGCGTCATTCCCTTGGCTCAGTAATATGCTGCGCGGGCTGGCGGTCAGTTCAGGCCAGGTACGGCTGGTAAGGGGGTGATGTGGCTATCAATTACACCCGCATGAAAGCCACCAGCACGCGCCTGCTTACAGAGAATGGTGCAGAGTATTCCGTGAAGCGCAAAGGCGGGGTGACGGTATCAGGTGGTATTGAGCACCGCGAACCGGATGAAGCGTTTACCGCCGTCGGTGTGCGCACGGATTACAAGCCCGGCGAGATTGACGGCACGGTTATCCTTAACGGCGATGTGCGCATCGTGTTCACGGCGGATGTCGGGCTGCGCACCGGCGATATGGTGGACGTGGACGGTAAATGGTACCGCATCGAGAAACCGAACCCGGTTAAGCCTGGCAAGCTGCTGTTGTGCTACCGCGCGCAACTGAGGGCATAGCATGGGCGAGAACAACGCATTCACGGCGGCCATCACGGCATTTGTCGATAAGGCAAAGGCCAACCAGGAAGCAGTGGTGCGGGCTGTCGGTATCAAAATACTGACGCGGCTGGTGCAGATGTCGCCCGTCGGGAACCCCGAATTGTGGGCTATCAACCAGACGGCGGTGGCTTACAACAATGCGGTCGCTGAACACAACCAGGCGCAGATGGCCGACCCGGCAAACCTCACGAAAACCGGGCGGCTCAGGAAAGCGGCCCGTGTCAGTGACGGCATGGACGTTAAGGCTCCGCCCGGCTATACCGGCGGTCGCTTTCGTGGTAACTGGCAGGTGTCGTTTGATAACCGTACCATCGAGGAAACGGGGCGCATCGACAAAAGCGGCAATATGACGATTGCCGCAGGCGTGGCTGCACTGTCACTTTTTAAAGTGGGCATGCGAGACATCTTCTTTTGCAACAACGTCCCCTACGCATACCGCCTGGAAATGGGGCACTCAAAACAGGCCCCGGGCGGCATGGTGCGCATCACTGCTGCCGAGTTCCAGCAGTTCTTCAGCGAGGCAGTAAGCGAGGTTAAAAATGATACCGGACATCACAACGGCGCTTGAGGCGATACTGGGAACATGGGCGGAGAGCGAAGGTGTGCCGGTGGCGTGGGACAACATTCAGTTTGAACCACCCACCGATGCCCTCTACCTGATTTCGCATGATATGCCCGCCCGCCCGTACAGTATCGACCTCGCGGGCGAATGCCGGGTTTACCCTGGCGTGTATCAGGTCAGTGTCGTGGCGCCCGCAGGTAGCGGCAAGACGCAGGCGAGGGCGCTGGCCCTCCGGGTTGCCGCGCTGTTCCCGGAAAACGAGGAGATCCCCGGCGACGGCTTCAGCGCCTGGGTGACGTCCCCGCCCGCCATCTATCCCGGCGTACCGGATGGCGTCTCTTTCACCATTCCTGTCAGCATCAACTACCGGGCTGACATCTCAGCCTGAAACCCCCTGCCGGCGTTGCCGGTTTTTTTATCCCTGAATTATGGAGACTCCTCTATGGGCTTCGCATTACCCAATGGCGCCACGGTGTTCGTCGGCTCGAAACTGGCCGCAGCAGTGGCGGTTTCTGCTGTGTCGAATGCCAATGGCGCAGTGTTTACTGTCGCCTCCGGCCACGGCCTCGCTATCGGTGACGTGGTGCTGGTGTCGAGCGGCTGGAGCCTGATCGATAACCTGGTGGCGCGTGTGACGGCGCAGACGACCACTAGCGTGACGATCGGCGTGATTAACAGCACCGATACCAACTTCTTCCCGGCGGGCTCCGGCGGCGGCTCTCTGCGTAAGGTCACCGAGTGGACCGAAATTCCACAAATCACCGAAGTGGCGCAGTCCGGCGGCGATCAGCAGTACACGCAGATCCAGTTCCTCGCCGATGATCGCCAGCGCAACCTGGCAACTTACAAAGCGGCCAAGTCGCAGACCTTCACCATGGCCCATGATTCAACGTTGCCGATTTACGGTGTGCTGTCCGCAGCTGACCGTTCCGGCGATATCCTGCCGCTGCGCATGTATGTGCCAAAGGCGAAGGAAATGCGCTACTGGTCCGGACAGACTTCTTTCGACCCACAGCCGACTACCGCCGTGAACAACGTCGAAACAGTGCAACCCGCGTTTGCTATCCAGTCTCGCGATATGACGTTTTACAAAGATACCGCGACTGAAACTCCGTCCGCTTAATACTGAGCCCGGCAACGGGCTTTTCTTTTTGCCGAGGAAACTATGGCACCAAAATTTCAGCTTCAGCCCAAACCGACCTTTAAGGCCGATGTCACTATTCCGCGCGCCGGTGAAGAGGACGGAAAACTTACGTTCACCTTCCGCCACAAGCCGATTAAAGAGCTGGCTGCGCTCGAAACGATGGAAGGCAAAACCGCTGTCGATTTCCTGCATGAAATCACCGAAGGCTGGGCGCTGCCGGATGAATTCAGTCGCGATAACCTGGAAACCCTGCTGGATAACTACCCCGGCGCGATGAAGGCCATTGTCAGTACCTACTACCGTGAACTGACGGGGAACCGCGAAAAAAACTGATAGCGGTTGCCTCGGCGTTTTATACGCCTGAACCCTCTACTGAAGATCTGGCCGCTTTCGGCCTGAGTACTGATGACTACACAGAAGAAGAGCAGACCTATGAAGTCTGGCCCGATGTGTGGGCGGCATTCCTGACTTTTCAGGCCGCCAGTACGCAGTGGCGAACGGGAATGGGCGGCATCACCGGGCTGGATTACAACGTCCTGCCCTGGCTGATGAAACTTCATGGTGTGGAGGATGAGGCAACCGCACTGGCAGATATTCGCATTATGGAAAGCGCGGCGTTAAAAATTGTCCATAAGGGGGCGTAATGTCCGATATTGCAACCATTGCGCTTCGGGTTAATACCTCTGAGCTGGAGCGCGGGAATAAGGCGCTGGACGATTTCCAGCAAACTGCTGCTGGTGCTGCGAACAAGGCTGACGATCTCAACAGCGTTTTCCGTGCTGGCGCGGACAGTCAGAAAAAGAACTCTGACAGCCTGAAACATCAGCAGCAGGAGCTGCAGAATCTGCTCAATAAAATCAGCCCGGTCAATAAGGCGATGGACGAGCTTGAGAAGCTGCAGGCGTCGCTTTCAGGCTTTCGGGGTAAAGGCCTGCTGGGTGATGATGATTATGGTCATTTCAACGCCGTTCTGGAAACGACCCGCAGCAAGCTGTTCCAGGTTATGGAAGCGGAAACCGCCGAGGGACAGGAGCGGCTGAAACTGGCGCAGGATACCCAGCGCGCTACCGCTGCGCAGGAAAGTTTCCTTAAATCCATTACTGACCAGGCGGCGACCTTTCGCGCCAGCAAGGCGGATCTTGCTGAATACCGCGCGGCACAAATGGGAATTGCCGAGCAGGCCGCTCCGGTTATCGCTCAGTTGCGCGAACAGGAACGAGCTGTTCAGCAGGAAGCCATTCAGCGACAAATTGCAGCCAGCCAGTCTCGCATGCTGAAGCAGGCTATAGCGGAGCTGGACGCTGCGCAGCGCGCAGAGGCTGCCGAGCTACAGCGCGCGCAGGCTATCCGGGAAAGTTTCACCCGGACACTTCAGGAGCAGGCTGAGGCCATCGGCAAAACCCGCACAGAACTGCTGGAGCTTAAGGCCGCAGAGCTGGGCGTTTCCGCACAGGCAGCGCCATTTATTGCGAAACTGCGTGAACAGGAAAGCGCCTGGAAAAGCGGTGAAATCAGCGCCGGCCAGTATCAACAGGCGATGCGCCAGTTACCCGGGCAAATTACCGATGTCGTTACTTCATTATCTTCCGGCATGCCTGTCTGGATGGTCGCCATTCAGCAGGGCGGGCAAATTAAAGATTCGTTTGGTGGTGTTGGCAACACCCTGCGCGCGCTGACCAGTCTTATTAATCCGGTGAATGTGGGGCTGGGTCTCCTGGCCGGTACCGCTACGTTGCTGGCAGTGGCTTACTTCAAAGGGTCTGCGGAGAATGAGGAGTTCAACAAACAGCTCATTCTGACCGGCAACTATGCGGGGCAAACCGCCGGGCAATTATCTGCGCTTGCAAAGTCTCTCTCCGGAAATGGCGTCACGCAGTATGCAAGCGCCAGCGTCCTGGCTGAGGTGGTGGGATCCGGTAAGTTTAACGCGGATAAATTAGAGACTATTACGCGCGCAGCGGTAGCCATGCAGCAGGCAACCGGCCAGGCTGTGTCGGAGACTATCGCTAATTTTAAAAAGCTGTATGACGATCCGACCAAATCTTCTGCTGAGCTGAACAGCCAGATGCATTATCTGACCGCCTCGCAGTTTGAATACATTTCCGCCCTTGAACGACGGGGTGATAAGGAAGCGGCGGGCCAGGCAGCGGCAGACGCATACAGCAGGGCAGAGCAGCAGCGCAGCCAGCAGATACTGTCGAACCTCGGGCTGGTGGAAAGAGCAGCCAATGCCACCCGTAATGCCTTTAAGGGTATGTGGGATGAGTTGCTGAATATCGGCCGTCCGCAGGCGCCACAGGACATGCTTAAACAGATGGAAAGCCAGCTCGCTTCGCTGGAAAAAAATCTGCTTCCTGAGCGCCAGCGCATGGGGTATGGCTACAGCTATGATACCAGCTCACAGGATCAGGAATACGATAATCGCCGTAAGGCGCAGATAGCCGCGATAGCAAACCTTAAAGCTCAAATTAGCCCACTCCAGCAAATGGTGCAGCAACAGCAGGATTACAATGCGGCACAACAAACCGGCGTCAAAATTAATGAAGATGCGATCGATGCCCAGCAGGTTATCAATCGCTATCTTGACGCTGGTACCACTGCGGCAGAAAAGCGGCGAAAGGCGCAGGACGAGTTAAACAAGGCAATCGCTGATAATGCAAAGGCTGCAAAAGCCGGAACGGCAACGCAATGGACGCCGGAAGATATCGCGAAGGCCCGCGCCGGCATTGAGCAGTTATATAAAGACCCCAAAACTCCCAGAGCAAAAGGGGTAACGGTAGCCGCCGGCGATCGTGCAGAAGACTCTGCCCAGGCCGAGCTGCTTGCGCTGCAGGCGCAGCTGAAAACGCTTCAGGACCATCGCTCAGTCAATGACACGATTAGTCAGCAGCGTAAAGACCTCTACAGTACTGAGTCGAAGTTTGCTGTTCTGGAAGCGGCTGCGCGCACGCGGCAGTTATCGAAACAGGAGCAATCCCTGCTGGCGAGCAAAGAGCAGGTGCTCCAGCTGGCGCGCCAGAAGGCGCTGATTGGAGACCAGATAACTGCTCAGGAACAGCTGAACAAGCGCATGGATACCGCGCAGAAGTATGTCACGCAAATGGCGGAGAAACAGGCCGCACTTGAAACCGGATCCACCATGAGCGACAGGCTGGCAGGCCGCCAGACGGCGCTTTCCCAGCTTCGCAGCGGCTGGCTGAATTCGGGCGGAAGTCTTGAGGATGCGGGTTATAAGCAGGAGTTGCAGGCCGCTAATGACTACTATGCGGCAGAAGACAGCCTGCGCAGCGACTGGCTAAAGGGCGTCCAGAAAGGCTGGGCTGAATATCTGGACTCAGCGACGAACGTTTATGCCTCAATGCAGAGCGTGGCTCAGTCAACGCTTGGCGGCATCTCTGACATGCTGACGACTCTTGTCACCACCGGAAAGGCGAGTTTCAAGAGCTTTGCCGCGTCGATGATGAAGATGATTGCTGATGTCATTAACCGTTTGCTGGTGGCCTATGCCATACAGTCTGCGCTGGGATGGGTTACTGGCAGCAGTGGAGGTGGCGGAAACACTCCTTCGGGGGCATACACAGCAGCTGCCGCGAATGTAGGTTTTGATGGCGGCGGCTTTACCGGTGAAGGCGGTAAGTATGAGCCTGCCGGCGTGGTTCATCGCGGCGAGTTTGTTTTCACCAAAGAAGCCACCTCTGCAATCGGCGTCGATAATCTCTATGCCATGATGCGCGGCGCTCAGGGATATGCCAGTGGCGGGATTGTCGGTCGGGCATCCATGCTTGGCCAGAGAAATAGCGCTAGCGCATCAAATGCGGCGCCAGTAGTAAACACTACCGTAAACGTTGACGCTAATGGTAACGCTTCTGCGCAAACGGGTAGTTCGGGCGATGCCGTGGGCAGAGCGCTGGCAACGGAAATTCAGAACGCAGCCACTCAGGTAGTGCAGAAGCACCTGAAGAATGGGGGGCTAATTTATAACTTCGTTAAAGGCCGATAGCCCACTTAGGTGGGCTTTTTTATGGAGTAGATATGGCAGTCGAAACGTATAAATGGGCAGTTCAGCTCGGTGCCGGTGCTATTGAATATGACCAGACTATCAGGGCCGCTCAGTTCGGTGACGGGTATGAGCAGGTTGCCGATAATGGCATTAACTCCACCGCTATCCAGGTACCGATGCTGCATGTGGGCAGGGATACGGAAGTGAATGAGGTGCGAGCCTTTCTGCTTGCGCATACCGTTAAGGCCTTCATCATTACCCCGCCAGGTGAAGATAAGGGCCTCTATCGCGTCGTCGCTAACTCGGTGCGCAAGCACCAGATAAGCAGCAATGCAGCTGAGTTGAGCTTTACTCTCAGACGTGCATACGGAGTGTTTGCATAATGGCCCTTATCGATCAGGCAGCAAAACTTGCGCCCGGTGGCAGGGTGCGATTAATCGTGGTGGATGCTTCAGAGTTCAGCGGCGGTATTCATCGTTTTCATTACAGCCCGTTTCCCCATACGCCGGAAGAAATCGACGCGGCGAACGGCGACGAAGACAAGCTCGGGCCCAAGTCGATCATCTGGAATGGCGAAGTTTACGAGTTCTGGCCATTTCAGATAGCCGACCTTGAGCTTTCGACTGACCAGGCGGCAGAGCCAAAACTCAGCGTCTCGAACCTGGACGGCCATATCACGGCGCTGTGCCTGCAGTTTAAGGACATGGTTAATGCCCGTGTAAGCATTATCGATACCTATGCTGTTTATCTTGATGCCGTGAACTTCCCGGGCGGCGTGAATCCGACCGCTGATCCGACGATGTTTTCTCTCCAGACGTTCTGGCTTGACACCAAAACAGCTGAAGATGACGAAGCTGTGTCCTGGTCGCTCAGCAGCCCGGCAGACCTGCAGGGGCTGGTTATCCCGACCCGTCAGATTACTTCGCTGTGTGAATGGGCAATGCGGGGGCAGTACCGCAGCGGCGACGGCTGCACGTACAACGGCGCGGCGTATTTCGATGCGAAGGGCAACCCGGTTGCAGACCCTGCGCTGGACGTATGCGGTGGTTGCCTTAGCGACTGTCGTAAGCGCTTCGGCGCTGGACTGGCTGAGCCTAATACCGCAATTCTCGACTTTGGCGGTTACCCCAGCACGGTTCTGATTTCCCGATAAGGTTTCTTCATGAACAAAACGATAATGGCAGCTATCCGGGCGCATGCGCTGGAGGAATCGCCGCGGGAGTGCTGTGGCTTCGTTGTCCAGACTGGCCGGCGGCAGCGCTACGTCCCGGTACCGAACAGCCACGAAAACCCGACTGAGCATTTCCGCATCGATGGCGAACACTGGGCGAATGCCGAGGATACCGGCTCAATTATCCGCGTTATTCATTCCCATCCGGGCGACGGCGCACGGCCCATCCCGTCGGACCTCGATCGCCAGCAGTGCAATAACTCTGCTGTGGTCTGGGGCATTTACGCGCCGGATTGCGACCAGTACGTGGAAATCACGCCTGATGCTATTCCGCTGCTTGGCCGCCCGTTTATTCTCGGCTCGCATGACTGCTGGGGCCTGATAATGGACTGGCACGCCACGCAGGGCATTGCGCTGAACGATTTCCGTGTGGATTATCCGTGGTGGGAAAGCCAGTACCCGGACAACCTTTATTTCGATAACTGGGAAAAAGAAGGGTTTATTGAATGCGACCCGGCGCCCGGATGCATGGTTATCATGCAGGTCGAATCCGGTAAGTGGAATCATGCGGGGATCATCACCGAGGAAGGCGAACTGCTTCACCACCTTTACGGACATCCATCATGCACTACGCCTTACACGCGTGGTTATTTCAAAGACCGGACGATGATATGTGTTCGCCATAAAGACTTACCTAAGGAGATAAAACCATGGCGCGCTTAACCACTATCCGCCTTTACGGTGCGCTCGGTGCACGATTCGGGCGTGTTCATAAGCTCGCGGTCCAGACTTCAGCGGAGGCGGTGAAAGCTCTGTGCGTCAACTTTGATGGGCTGGAAAGTTACCTGATGAATGCCAAAAAAAACGGCATGGTGTTCGCAGTGTTTCGCGGAAAACGCAATATCGGTCTGGATGATTACCAGAGCCTGGGAGGTGACAACGATATCCGCATCGCGCCAGTTATGGAGGGGGCGAAAAAGGCTGGGGTGTTTCAGACCATCCTTGGCGCGGTGATGGTGGTTGCAGGAATAGCGATTTCGTATTTTAGTTCAGGCACGCTGTCCACATTTGGCGCAAGCCTCGCTGCTGGTGGGGTAGGAATGATGGCTGGCGGTATTTACCAGATGCTTTCGCCACAGGCTCGAGGATTGCAGAGCCGCGACGATCCCGACAATAAACCCTCTTATGCCTTTGGCGGAGCGGTCAACACTATAGCCATGGGTAATCCGGTTCCTGTCCTCTACGGTGAGCGTGAGATTGGCGGGGCTATTATTAGCGCGGGAATTGTCGCCGAAGATATTTGAATTTTCTCCATGCTCAGAAAGGCTGGTTTTCGGATATCGCAGTGATAAGATTTGAATCATCTTTAGCTCTGAGACTATGAAAATGAAAAGAATATTTCTATGGGTTATTTTACTAGGGGTAGCAGGCTGCGCTACTAAGCCCATCACAAATGACCAAGCCAAAGAGGTACCAGTACAGCGTTTATTTGACGCATCTTTAGCAACGCAAAGAGATGATAGCGGGCAGGTGGTTATAAAGCGGGATGATGGATTAAGAGGCAGTGTGTGCACAGTCAGGGTATTCGCTGACGGTAAACCTGCCGCAGATTTAAAGCCCGCAGAAAAGGTGACTCTTTATTTGGATGCAGGTGATCACGTCTTTAGTGCACAAGGTACGGGCGCATGTTATGGCGGCCTAAGTGCACAATCTGGGAAAGTAACCAAAGATAAATCCATGACCTATCGAGTAGGGTTGGGATCTGTTGGTGATTTCGCTATCTATCCCGATTCACTCTAAGATGCTTAGAAATACCAAAGCCCGCTCAATGCGGGTATTTTATTATCTAAACTTCACAAACCCGCTTCGGCGGGTTTTTTTATGGACGCAATATGGCAACGATCACTGGTGCGAAGGGCGGCAGTCAGAAACAGCACACGCCTGTAGAACAGACCGACAGCGCACAGTCGATGGCGCGCTGCCGCATGCTGCTGGCGCTGGGTGAGGGGGAGTTCGCTGGAGGGCTGGATGCCACACGCATTTACCTCGACGGCACCCCGCTGGGTAATGCTGACGGCACCATGAATTTTGAAAAGGTGTCGTGGGACTTCCGCCCGGGTACACAGATGCAGGACCCCATAACAGGCTTTCCGGCAGTTGAGAACGAAACCACTATTGGCGTAACCCTGACAAAGGCCACACCCTGGATACGGGCCATCAGTAACACGCAGATTGATGCCGTGCTGGTGCGTATCGGTATTAACGGGTTAATGCAGCAGGAAAAAGACGGAGACATTGTCGGCACTACAGTTTCGTATCATATCGACGTGGCCACAGACGGCGGCACCTACGCCACTGTCATGACTAAAACGGTTACGGAAAAGCTCAGTTCGCTGTATGAGCTAACGCACCGTATCAATTTGCCAAAGGCGAATACGGGCTGGCAAATCCGCGTTGTACGCGATACTGACGACAGCACCAGCCAGATGCTGCAGAACAAAACGCAGGTGCAGGCCATCACAGAAGTTATCGATGCCCGCCTGCGTTATCCACACACCGCGCTGCTTTACGTGTCGTTCAACGCCAAATCCTTCGGCAATATCCCGAAGATTTCCTGCAAGCCGAAAGGCCGCATTATCCGCATCCCTTCAAACTACGATCCGATAGCGCGGACCTACAGCGGCTCATGGGACGGTACGTTTAAATGGGGCTGGACGAATAATCCTGCCTGGATCTGGTTCGATGTGCTCACCGAGCCCCGTTTCGGTCTGGGGCGCCGTGTTACGACGGATATGCTCGATAAGTGGGAGCTTTACCGCATCGCCCAGCGCTGCGATCAGCAGGTTCCGGACGGTAAGGGTGGCAGCGGTACCGAGCCGCGTTTCATATTCGACGTGTATATCCAGTCGCAGGCCGACGCCTGGCAGGTGATTAAGGATATAGCTGCTGGCTTCAATGGCATGACGTTCTGGGGCAATAACATGTTCAATGTTATCTCCGACATGCCTGCCGACACATCAAAGCTGCAAATCCTTACCCGCGCATCGGTGGTGGGAAAGCCTACCTATTCCAGCGGCAGCGAGAAGAACCGCTACAGCTCGGCGCTGATTAACTTCAGCGATCCCGATAACCATTATCAGGACCGCACCACGGCGGTGATGTTCCCTGACCTTGTAAGGCAGTTCAAGTTTAAACAGACGCAACTCACGGCCATCGGCTGCACGCGTGAGAGCGAGGCGCAGCGCCGCGGCGGGTGGGCGGTGTATTCCAACTATCTGGATCGTATCGTTACCCTGCAGACCGGGCTTGATGGCTTTGCTTATGTACCGGGCACGGTATTCGCCTTTGCTGACGAGCGTGTGTCGGGGCGGGTGTATGGCGGGCGTGTTACCGACTATGAGGCCTCAATCCGGGCTGTGACCGCCGACCGCGGCACCAGCGCCGTTCCGGGCGACACGCTGATGATCCGCACGCAGGGCGGAACGGTGGAGAGCCGCACGATACAGGCGGTGAACGGCACGCAGCTGGTTGTGGCAACGCCGTTTACTGCCGCGCCGGCGCCGGATGCAGTATTCGTTATCGATGCCGGACAGCTGCGCCTGCAGTATTTCCGCGTGACTAACCTCACGTTCAACGATGAGGAAAACACGTTCACCATTACCGCCGCTGAATATAACGCGTCGAAATACGATGCGGTGGATAACAACGCTCGCCTGGCACGCCGCCGGTCAGCCTGATCCCCACCGGGTTGGTGGCGCAGCCGGGCAACGTGTCTGTGACAAGTTACGATTCCGTTCGACAGGGGCAACGCATCGCCACGCTGGTGGCAACATGGGACGCGCCGTTGGATAAAAACGGTAAGCCACAGGCGGATGTTGTCGCCTATCAGGCGCAATGGAAGCGCAGCGATAACGAATGGATAAACCTGCCTCAGACTGGCCTGCGCAACGTTGAAGTGGCGGGCATTTTTAAGGGGGATTATCTGGTGAGGGTGCGCGCCATTAATTCCGGCGGCGCATCCAGTCTGTGGGCCACATCCATGCTGACACACTTGACAGGCCGCCAAGGGGAAGTTCCTAAGCCAGTGGGCTTGTCCGCGACGGAAGATGTCGTGTTCGGCATAAATGTAACCTGGGCTTTTCCGGCGGACAGCGGAGATACGCTGAGCACTGAACTCCAGTACAGCGTTACTTCAGACGGCGCCAGTCCAATGCTGTTAGCCGATGTCCCTTATCCGCAGAAGCTCTACCAGCAGATGGGCCTCAAGGCGGGGCAAATATTCTGGTACCGGGCAAGACTCGTTGACCGCATTGGTAATCAGTCAGAGTGGACAGAATGGGTGCGCGGGCAGGCCAGCATTGATGTCTCGGACGTAACCGAAGCTATTCTCGAAGAAATGCAGCAAACCGACCTGCTGAAGGACATGATCCAGAGTGCGGTCGATACAAGCGAAAAAATTTCCGGGATGGCACAGGACATTCAGCAGAATGCTGAAGATCTGGAGCAGCAGGCGCAGCAGATCAAGGAAAACGCCGACGGACTATCAGCCGCAGAAACCAAAATTGATGATATGCGCGTGAGCATCGACGGAATGAGCGGGGGCGTTAAAAACTCTGCAATCGCTATCATCCAGGGCAATCTCGCGCAGGTTACGAGCCGCCGCAGCCAGACGGCGAAGAACGCCAGCACCAGCGCCAGCATCGACAGGGTTGATACCACAATTGCTGATGCCAGCAGAGCGGTTGCGCAGGCTCTGGTTACACTGGACGCGCAAGCGGGCGGGAATGTCTCTAACGCCACTGACCTTACCGAGACGCTTGCCGACTTCACCCAGGCATCTGCGACAAAAATCAACAGCCTCAGCGTAACGGTCAACGGCCAGACTGCTGCTATTACCCAGAATGCTGAAGCGGTTGCTGACATAAGCGGCAATCTGAACGCAATGTACAGCATCAAAGTTGCTGTTGACTCCAATGGAGTGCAGTACGCCGCGGGCATGGGTATTGGTGTGCAGAACACGCCTTC